CGTCTTCAAAATCTTCTCCCCAGACTATTGATCCCCAAGTATCTCTGCCCCATCCGCTCATAATAGTAAACCAGGTGTTTTTATTAAATTAACATTTGCCACCTGGCCCCCCTAAAATTAAGCGATTCTTAATATAGCTGCTGCACTTGTAAATGCTGGAAATAAAATTGTAAATGTTCCTGATGTAGCTGTTTTAACAGCACCGAAATCTAATACACACACTGCTGCATTACTACCGAATGAAGTATTGTAAATTACTGCACCCAATGCACTTAGTGTAACTCCTGTAAAAGATAAATCTGCGAAATCTACTATTCCTACTGAACCATCTAATGAAACTGTTTGTCCTGCTAATACTCCTCCACCAGAAACATATGTTCCTGTTGCTGCAACTTCATTTGTTGAATTAAAAACTGTAGTGGTTGCATTTAATACTGCGTTTGATTGAAAAAGCGCTAATTTAAAAACGTTTCCAGTCGTTGCTGTAAAATCGTGATTTGCATCTAATAGTTGCGATTTAAAACTATTACAAACCGCTTGGTCTATACTTGCTGTCATAATTATTCTCCTATAATTTTATTATGGTGATGGTGACGGTACTTTAATTCGTAACGTTCCATCTTGATACTCGTCTCTACGTCTTCTACCTGTTTGTTCTAACGTAAATCCTTGTAATGCCATATTATACTTCTCTTGATACAGTTTGTACATATCCATGGGTCCTTTTAAATATGCAAAAGCTTCTACTAAACAAGCATATAATAATAATTCTTGTGCATTTAAACTTATATAAGTTGTAGTATTTGTAACACTTAAAGCGTCTGGTGTATAAATATAATCTAATGTAACTACAAAGGCTGCATTTGGTGTAGGAGCTACTTCAATGGCATTTTCTCTAAATGTCGCATAATATTTAGGAAATCCTGTGGCACCTGTTGAATTAAATTCAGTTATAAATGTATCATCTCTTGGTTCTAAAGATACTTGAACACCTGAAGAATTTGTTACAACCACGGATCTTACAATTAAAGCTCTTCTTTCAGCAGTTGTTCCTACTGAGTTTGGTAAAGCTACAAATTTATTATTTGCAGTAAATGTAGAGTTCGCGTACTCGCGCGCGTAGTCTGCATCTGCTTCTCTAAATATTTTAAATTCAGAATCTCTAATAAAACCATTAACAATAGTAGCTGTTAAACACTAGAACCTACTTCTGTATAATCTCTAATTTTTTGTACTAATTCTGCGTATGTCATTTTATGTTATGTTAATAGTTACTTCACCTACACCTGTGTAAGCTGCTCTTCTTGTATTAATAATATCTCCACTTATACCTGGTTGCATTCCATTTGAAATATATTGTCCTGGCCAATAATATAAATCTAATAATACATCACAAGCACCACCAGGTCTTACATCTGCTCTTGGAAATTGTAATGCTTGAGCATCTCCACCTTTAGATCTAAGTTCTAATTGAGGTTGTTTAGCTTCATACTCTGAAAAATGTACTAATGAACCATTCCATTCTTTAACCATTTCAAGATAAGGAAATTGCATTCCTGATCTATCTGATATAGCTAGTGATCTTTTACCTTTAGCAAATACTGGCATAAATTATCCTTGTGGAAAATAAGTTTGTGGTGTTATATATAAACTAGTTCTTTGTCCATCTTCATCCAAAGCTCTTTTCATTTCATCTTCATAAGCCATTTTTAATAAATCTATTCTTTCAGGAGATCTTTTTTGTGCTAAATAATAAGCAAGTCCTGAAACCATACATGGTATAAATCTATAAGGTAAATCTGCGTCATTAGTATAAGAACCTGCATCTTGAATTTTTTGTAAGTAATAATATTTTAAAAATGTATAAGTGTTTGCATCAGGAGCAAGATATAAACTAACAGTAGGAGTTATTTGTCTATCTACATAATATTGTGATGGTTGACCAGTTTGTCCTTTATTTGGAAGTGCAGCATAAGTTGATCTATCAATTTTAGTTAAAGATAAATCTGTTGTTGATGTTGTAATACCTGATGTTGAAGAAATATAAGCCTCTAAAATATCACTACAATCGCTAGGTGTAGTATAAGTAATAGTACCTGCAGTTAATGCTTGATTTTTTAATTCTACTTTCCAAAGATGAACTCCTCTATTACCCCATTCAGAAAACAATATGTTTAAACTTCTTCTAGCTGACTTAATGTCATAACCAGAATTAGATCGAATGCCTATTCTTTCATAAGCTTCTTCTACAATTTCATCAATTGATAAGTTAAAATCTGTTGTTCCTGATGTAGCCATTTATATTAAATCTCCGTAATATTTTTTTTGATGTGGTTTAGTATAAATCATACCACCTTTACTTTTTTCTTCTACTTTTTCTTTAGGAGCTGTTTTAAATTCAACTGCTTTGTATCCAGTATTTTCTGCTACATCTGGAGAAGTTTGAGTTCCAGTATTAGTTTTATAATCTATATAATCTTGTGGTGAAGCTGCTGAAAGTTTTGATACAATTGTACTAGGATCAGGTATTCCTCCTACAAACATTTTATTAACTTTCTTTTTAATAGATCCACCTTTAAATTTAGTCTCTGGTTCTATTTTAATTTTTTCTCTTGTTTCTTTTTTAGCTGCTTCAAATGCAGAGCCTTCTGACATATCAATGCGCATATCATCATATGTTTTTTTGAAATAAGTTCTAACTTTCTCAGATGCTTTAGGAAAAGCTTTTTCTGCTATATCTATAATTATTTTAGTTTTGCCCATTATTTTAATAAATCTCCATAGTAATCTACTTTAGATTGATTAGAATGTTTTACTCCGTCAAACTCTCCACTTATAAATTTACCCATGTAAGCACTTTCTTTTTTAAGAGTTGGTACATTACTTGGTTTAGGTCCGGTGTTCGCGGCTTGTTGTTTTCGTGCCACGGCACTTGATTTTTGTCCACGGCTCATGGACCTAGCTTTTGCAATAGGCACACACTTAGGATAATTACTTCTTTTTTCTCCACCGCTTCTTCCACATTTAGGATAAGAACCGTCAGATTTTTTATTTGCAATATCCACCCAATTTTCTTTAACCCAGTTACGTAAACCCATATTAATATTTTTTAGTTACTTTTCTTCTATTATTCATTACACCTCCACAACCTTTAGCAACACCTCCTTGTTTATAATTAGATACTGCTTTTCTTTGTTGTGAAATACTGCCACCACTCATTTTCTTTTTTTTACCACCAGGCACAATTTTACCTGAACATACTGCTGATGCATACATGTTCGCGTACGCGCTAGGGTACACTTTAAATTTTGCTTTAGCTGCTGCTTTTCCTCTTGGACAAAGTTTACCCATTATTTTTTCTTTCTTCTTTTAGATTTAAGCATGGCTTTTGAGGGTTTTGCACCTCGTATCTTGCCTTCAATTTGTTGCGGTATTTGTGATCTTCCTATTGGCATTTTTACTCCATTGGTGAATAAACGATTTTACCACCTATCTTCTGTGCCTTCAAGTATTGCTTCCTATTGTTATTTGTTGAATAACTACAATGTACCCATCCAGAATTAGGTTCATTCTCGTTCCAAAATTCTAATATACACTGATCATATTCAAGATTAGCTGTAATCCAATCAGCTAATTCTTTGTTAGCTATACCAAATATCTCAAAATCTGCTGCTTGACCTTTAGTATGCTGACTTTTAGATGAAGAACCTACAGCTTCACAAAGTGCCGCTGATCTATATCCAGAACTCACGGACAATGGCATACCGTAAAAGTCTCTAATAGGTTGTAGTATATTTTCACAAAGTATTTTTAAATTTAATATATGCTCATCACTTGGTGTATTATCTATTCCAAGTCTAGTAGCTTCTTGAGACTTAGTTAATTCGTTTAATGTAAAACTTTTACTTAGATTCATTTCTTAATTTATATATAACTTCAATAACATGTTTTTCATACTCTTTATTTGTAGAAAAATTATCTAATGCTTTAGCCATTGCAATAGGGTTTCTATTAAATGACATATCCCTAATTTTTCTAAATTCTGCATATACTTGTTTTGTATTTAGAATTTCTATGTAATATTTAACAGAGTCACACTTAGTTTTAAAGACTCTAACTCGCCATTCTATAGAATCAGGCTGTTTATGGGGTAACATTCCCTCTTTCGACCATACTCTTATACCAAACAGATTATTGCCCTCTAATGCGAACCTTGACGTTCCATAGTTGCTTTCTACGATAGCTTGAGCAACTATAAGCTCTGTATTTATGTGTTTGTTTTTAGGGATGTCGAAATTGAGGTAGGAGATACACTTTTTAAGTGAGGTAATGAATTCTTTATTATTATGATATTCAAACCTTGGAGGACCAAACCCCAGGCTCTTGGCCCAGGCGATTGTGGCGTTCTCAGTCTTCTTCTTGGCGACGGGATTGGGGAAGAATGTACCTAATACAAACGCTAGTAGAGCTACTATCAAATATTTTATTACTATAGTCTTTATTGTCATAACATTTACATTGATTTGAGAGACAGCATCCAACTGTCAGATTGTTAATACAATTAATCTTGCTTAACTTTTGAGACATTCATTTTGTTTACTTCATAGAACATATTATCAGTATCTTCTAATTGCCAGTCTTTATTTTCAACATTCCATTCTGTAGTTGTAACTTTATAATCTGGCCAATGTTTAGAAGTAGTAAAACTAGGAATGTTCCACAAAATACGATTGTTAGGCTGAGCTGCATAATTACCGTTATCAAGGGCCAAAATATGTGCGCACTTATGTTGATCAGGAATTTCGGAATGTTCAGTATCCAAGATATTAGGTTCTGGATGTGCCCAATCAATTGTAAATAAATATTCACCATGTATAAATTTTTTATCTTTACCTAAATATTTACAACGTTGTCCGATTAAAAAATCAAAAGTAGTAATGCTAGGATAATAACTAAATGAATTCCATAACTCAAGATCTTCGAGATTTTGAGATTCCATTTTTGTGCTATGCACATCACGGCTGATTCTTCCTTGAATAAAAGCACTGATAGGAAGTCTCCAATAGATTGCACCGTTTGTAAGTAAAGCATGAAATAAGATTGCACGCCCTGGAATACTTGCAATAGCAAAGACCACACAATCTTCAGTTTCACCTTGATGTTCTCGTAAGTCATATAAATATTCCCTTCTTATTTTGCAATAGATGGGTGGAATGTTAGCATTTAAATAAGACATAATCAATCAAAGATTTGTCCCCAGTTTTCACCGGATTCATAATCTACTTTATTTGGAACTTCTAATTGAACTGCATTTTCCATTATATTTACAATTTTTTTTGCATGTTCTGGAGATTCTACAGATATATCCAATTCATCATGAATTTGAATATGAGCAACTATTCCTTCTTTGTATAATTCTATCATAGATTTTTTTGTCATATCAGCAGCAGAACCTTGTATTAATTTATTTAATGCTTTGTATGTATATGCTCTTCTAATCCCTGGTCCGTGTTCCTGGAGTGCTTCTTCATGAGGCAGTGCTCTATGCATACCAAATTGATTAGGTTCCCATAAATGAAATCTACATAGACGACCTAGTAAAGTTCTAATTTGTCCACGTTCTTGTGATCTATTTGAGGCAGCATTAGTTAACTGTTTTACAAATGGAACTTTAGCATGATACTGTTCAAATAGTTCAGCAGCCTTTTCTTTAGATACACCAAGTTCAGCTTGTAACTTAGCTTTACCCATTCCATAAAATAATCCTAAGTTAATAGTTTTAGCTTGTGATCTTGGAATGTTTGCCATATCCGCTACTACTTGATGAAAATCTGTATTAGGATCTTCTTTATAAGAATCAACCACATCATAAACAGATGGAAATTTATATAAAGAAGCATAATGCACAACTAATCTAGGTTCTTGTTGTGAATAATCGAAACAACCCCACGTATGATTTTCTTCTGGTAAAAATAAAGATCTAATCAAAGGTCCAAGATCCTTGTTCCTTGCTGGCAGTTGCTGTAAGTTTGGATTACTATAACTGAATCTTCCAGTAACAGTTCCACCTTGATCAGATCTAATTTGATTTATATCAGCATGAATACGTCCTTTGTGTTCATGTCTAATGATTGTATCAATAAAAGTTGTATGTGCTTTATTAATTTCTCTTGCTTTTGCAATCATTTGGACTATAGGGTTAGAATGTTCTTGTAAAAAATTTTTAGTGAAAGAGGGTGCTAATGATTTCTCAGTTCTTTCATAGTGTAATCCAAGCTTATCAAAAACTTTTGCTATGCTTCTTGCTGCCCAAATCTGGGGCTCTATCCCTGTTTCTTGTTTTACTTTTAATAACAATTCATTCTCTTGTGCTGTTAGTTGTTGTTTCAGTTTGTGTGCTC